TCGCAAGTCACGCGACAGGCGACCTTCGTTGACAGGTGTATTGCGCGTTTTGCTCATTTCGCGTTGTATCTTGTCATTGAATACGAAGTTTTCCAGTCAGCGGGTTGCTGGGTGTACTCTTTTCCCATGGTTAGGAGATTTGTTCATCGCCGGATAGCCCCAAAATGTGTGTCGCTTGCAACTCAGAAGAGAATCATGAATTTCTTGGGCAAGTTTGTGGATAAGAGATTGGGACGGACGCGACTGACCGACGTGATCGTAAGTTGCCTAACCTCTTTCTTAGCCATTGTTGCTGTTGGGTTCGTCATCAAGAGTGTTGTTGGCGTCTTCAGCAAGAAAACGAAGTATGAGCAGCAGCATGCGGAGGATTTTGGTGGTCGCGCTCCAAGCGTGGCGAAAGAAGAAAGCCAGAATGTGTGGTATAATGACAGATACACACTTACCTCCTTTGATGTGGCGATGACAAACCACAACTTGCCAACAGACGGGAAGCAGTTGGCCGAGCGTTTTGGGAACAACATTGGTCGAGCGAAGATCATGTATGAACACAAGGGTGAGGTTCGCTTGGTGACCAACATGGTGATCTGCCTTGGGGGACATTTGTACGTCAGCAACGCACACGCCTTCAATGCACCGCCTGAAGTGCAGCAGTTTGCTCTTGAGATATCATTTGGTCCACATTCTGAAGGCGTGTCGAGTGTCATTAGAGGTGTGATTGGACGTTCGGAGTTGACTTGTGTTGAAGGCTCAGATGTCATTTCTTTCGAGTTTTTGATGTCTCCGCCCCGCAAAATCATTTCCAAGTTCTTTGCCTCGGCTACTTTTGACGGTCTCTTTGATGGTTTCCTGCTCCTTCGTGGAGAAGATGGTCAACTTGAGGCGCGTCGTGTGAGTAAGATCAAGTCTGGCTACATATCGCAAATGGCAGGGGTCTATGATTTCGATTGCCACGTGTTCACCTATGTGCCAGAGAAGCCTACGGAGAAAGGAGATTGTGGGGCTTTACTCGTTGCCATTACGGGTTTTGGTCCACAACTTCTAGGTTATCATTTTATGCTCGAGAAAGACAAGTGCATTGGGTTTGCTACCCATTTGCCTGTTGAGCTTGGTGATAAGCTGCGAAGCATCTCTCGCTTTCCGCAGTTCCAGCCTGCAGCACCTTCATTGAGTGCGCCTGGAATCCCGGTGGTGGTGGGTGAGCTCCATTCCAAGAGTGTGGTTCGTTACATCAAGGAGGGCCGAGCTAATGTGTTCGGGACTTTGAAGGGTATTAACACGCGTGGCACGAAGTCTAGCGTTGTTCGTACGCCTATTTGTAACCACTTGGAACATGTTCGCACAGTGACCATTCCCCGCTTTTTGCAGAGAGAATTTGCTCCCTCGATGCACAGGTGGGAGCCGTGGCGCAAAGCAGCATTGGATATGATGAATCCGATCGTGACCATGGAAACGCCTATTCTGAAGGAGTGTGCGGAAGCTTTCTTGGATGATATTGTTAACGGTTTGACTGAAGAGGACTGGGCAGGACTGCATCCATATGACATTGGAACTGCGGTTAATGGTGCTCCCGGAGTCAAGTATGTTGACAAGATGAATCGGGCCACAAGTGCAGGTTTTCCGTTCAACAAATCAAAGAAGCACTACCTACACCCATCGAGTGATGACAGGTGGGCAGATGGTGTTGAAGTTGATGAGGTCATCCTCGATCGCGTTCGTACCTGTCTCGAAGGGTACAAGAACGGTGTCCTTTATGCTCCTGTCTTCTCTGGCAATTTGAAAGATGAGCCAAAAACGAAGAAGAAGGTGTTATCCCACAGCACGCGAGTGTTTGCGGGTTCGCCTATGGAGTGGAGCATCGTTGTGAGGATGAAGTTCTTACCTTTGATTCGGTGTGCCCAGAAAAATCGTTTTCTCTTTGAAGCTGCCCCTGGTGTCAACTCTCATTCTTTGGAGTGGGAGGAGATCAGGGAGTACCTTACTGAGTTTGGTGAGGATCGCATGATTGCTGGTGACTTTGTTGCCTTCGATAAGAAGATGGCGACGAACGCTACCATGTATGCTTACTGGATTATGATCGAGATCTGCAAGAGAAGTGGGAACTACACGGAAGAGGACATTCGGATCATGTGGGGCATTGCAAATGATACCTGCTACCCAACGATTAATTTCAATGGGGATCTCATCCAATTCTTGTGTGGTAACCCTTCAGGACAACCGCTCACAGTGACGCTCAATGGGCTTGTTCATAGCCTCTACATGCGTTTCGTGTTTCGCAAACTCGAGTACGATGTCAGGAGGTTCAAGGAGTTCGTGCGTTTGGCAACGTATGGCGATGATGGTGCTGCTGGTGTGAGTAAGGAGGTACCACACTTCTCACACTCTTCTATCCAGCAGATTCTCGCAAATGTGGGTATTGGATACACGATGGCAGACAAGGAGTCTGTGTCGGTGCCATACATCTCAATGGACGAAGTGTCATTCCTCAAAAGGGAGTGGCGATATGATGAAGAAGTTGATGCGTACCTTGCCCCTCTGGAGTGGGGTTCCATTAACAAAATGCTGACAGTTCATGTGCGCTCGAAATCAGTGTCCGTCAGGGC